GAGCGTCATCCCCCTGGCCTGGGTGGAGGCCGCGAACGAACGCTGGCAAGCCCTCCAGGAGGCCGACGCCTGGGAGCCCTTCCTCTGCGTGGGTGTGGACGTGGCCTACACCGGGGAGGACAAGTCGGTCCAGGCCCTCCGCCACGGGGACGCGATCAAGGAGCTTCGGGCGCACGGCCTCGAAGACACGATGCAGACCACGGGCCGGGTCATCGGTGTCCTGGACGCGGCGAAGGCCGAGGCCCTGAAGCGGTGGGAGGAGGACCCCAAAAAGACCAAGCGGTTTGAGTGGGGAGGCCGCGCGACCGTGGACGTGATCGGCTACGGCGCGGGCGTCGTGGACCGGCTCCGCGAGTTGGGCTACACGGTGGACGCCTTCAACGCGGGAGCTAAGGCGGAGGACGACCGGAGTGCGCCCCTCAAAGATCGCTCCGGGGAGTTGGGGTTTGTCAACCTGCGGTCCTTCGGCTGGTGGCATCTGCGCGAACTCCTGGACCCGAGCAACGGGGCCACGGTCGCCCTGCCCCCGGATGACTACCTGACCGGGGACCTCACCGCGCCGAAGTGGCGGGTCACGAGCGGCGGGAAGATCGCGGTCGAATCGAAGGACGACATCAAGAAGCGCCTGAAGCGGTCCACCGACTACGGGGACGCGGTGGTCGAGGCCTTCCTCCCCTCGTTCGCCTCGGGCCGGGCGCTCAACATCTTTTTCTGATCCCCTGCGGGTGGAGGTTTCTATGGGCGACTTGATCGCCTGGACAGTCCTCGTGCTGGTGTTCCGGGTCACGGTCCGAACGATCGTGAACCATCTGACCGGGAAAAGCTGAATGCTCACCAAGATCCTGACGGCGCTCGCGGTCCTGGTCGCCCTCGGCAGTGTGTGGGTGATCGGGACCACGGGCCTGACCTACTGGTTTCTCTGGCAGATTGGGGGCTGACCCCGATGCTCATTACTCTGAAGCTTTGCCAGCAGAACGATACCGTGACCCTCAACCCCGATCGGATCGTTTCCATCCGTCCGGCCGGGCGGCACGCCTTTGACCGGAGTTCGCAAGTCAAGATGGAAGGTGGCGACGTGTTCACCGTCTGCGAATCCCAGGAAGAGATTCGACAGTTGGTGTGGGAGGTGAGCCGATGAAGACGACCGTTAGCAAGGTGCAGCGGATTCGCGTGGAGCCCCGCGATGTCCTCGAAATCTTCGGGCTCAAGAAGGGCGAGGTGATCCTGGACGTGAAGGTCACGAAGGGCGGCACGGAGTTGGAAGTGCTAGCGACCGCGAAGGACTGATGGATCACTGAAAGGACATCCCGATGGACGGTGAAACGTTCGTGGCCCTGGCGTCGATTCTGGCATCCATCGTGGTCTTGGTACTGATCCTGATGCCGCCAGGCCCCGGCGGTACGCGGCGGAAGTGGTAAGCGTCGAAGCTGCCCCGGGAACGCTCGCCGTTCCCCTTCCCTCCGAGACCTCGCATCCCCTCTGACCTCTCGGCAAAGGTGGCGCCCGATGGGACAAGGCCTGTTGAACAAGCTGACCGAGACCACGCTTTCCCATTTCGGATACGTGAAGGCCGGGGGCCGAGGGACCGCCAAGCCCGACGAGAAGGCCCCGGCTGTGTCCCCCCTCTCCGTCCCGATCTTCGATCCGTGGGCGCGGGGTGGCGGGGCGATGGGCCTGGCCCCGAAGAAGAACATGGGCGAGTTGGCCGCTGGGTATCGGTCCTGGGCCTACTCGTGTGTCCGCGCGATCAGTTCGCGGGTGGCCGCGCTCCCGCTCTCCCTCTACCTGAGCGAGCGGCAGGGCGACGCCACGGAGATGGTCCGCACCGAGGTTCTGGACCATCCCTTGCTGGACATGATGTGGCGGCCGAACCCGTGGACGACCCGCATCGAGTTGTGGCTCACCACGATGAACCACCTCGAACTCTGCGGGAACGCCTTCTGGCTGTTGCTGAGAGACCGCCTGGGAGTGGCCCGCGAAATCCATCCGCTGTTTCCCCAGTACATGCGGCCCGTCCCCCACAAGACGGACTTCATTCAGGGGTGGGTTTACACGGTGAGTGGCAGCCCAATCCGGTTCGACCTGGACTCGAAGGAATACCAGATCGTCCACTTCAAATACCCGAACCCGATCAATCCGTACTTCGGGATGGGCTCGCTCGAAGCGCAGGCGATGGCCTATGACCTCGACCTCTACACCGAGGTCTACCAGCGGAACTTCTTCCAGGAGGGCGCCCGGCCGGACTTTGTACTCGAGACGGACCAGAAGATCACGCAGGCCGACGCCGACCTTGTGTGGGAGATGTGGGAAGAGCGGCACAAGGGCGTCACGAAGTCCTGGCGGCCTGGCATCCTCGGCATGGGCCTGAAGGCCCGGCCCCTGAACGTGAGCAACCGGGACATTGCCTTCTCTGTCCTGGCCGACTGGTCGCGGGACAAGATGCTGGCGGCCTACGGGGTCCCCGCTGCGAAGCTGGGCCTGGTGGCCGACTTCAACCGGGCGAACAGTGACGCGGCGGACCTGACCTTCAATCGGGAGTGCATCCTCCCGCGCATCATGCTGATTGAAGAGCGGATGGAGGCCGACATCCTCCCGGCGTACCCCGGCCAAGGCCCCGGCCTCTGGCTGGAGATGGACTTCGCCAACCCCGTCCCCGAAGACACGGAGATGAAGCTCAAGGCGCGGGAGATCAACCTTCGGACCGGCGTGACTATCATCAACGAGGAGCGGGAGGACGACGGGAAGGAGCCCGTGCCGTGGGGCAATGTCCCGATCATGGGCATTGGGGTGGCACCGATCAGCGGTGCCCCGGCGGACAGCACGCCGCCCGACGATACTCCCCCGGAGGACACCCCGCCAGAAACCCCTCCGGCCCCAGCGGAGCCGACCGACACCCCGACCGAAGTGCCCGCCGATGGCACGGACGGCGAAGGGGCAGCCGCGAAGGACTTCCGGCTGCGCATGTGGGACGAGTTCGTCACCCGGAACGCCCCCCAGGAGCGGGCCTTCACGCGGAAGCTGCGGGACCTCTTCGCGCAGCAGGCGGCCGAGGTCATCGCCCGCGTGGGCGAGCATAGCAAGGCGGCCTCGGTGTTCTTCACCGGCTGGACGGCGAAGAAGATCCTGGCTCACCTCCAGCGCGATCCGAAGCTTGTGGACGCGATGCTCTTCGAGGTGCAGCAGGACACGGAGACTTGGCTCCCGACCTTCTGTGACTACCTCTCGCAGGCCGTGGACCTGAACGGTGCCCAGGTAGTCAGCGAGGTCGGCGTCGGCGTGTGGGATTTGAAGGACCCCCGCGTCGAGCAGTGGATTGCCATGCAGGGCTTGACCAAGATCACGCTCATCATGGAGACCACGCGGAACGCCCTGCGGAATAGCCTGTCGGAAGGGGTGGCCAATGGCGAGGGGACGAAGGACCTCATAAAGCGGGTCCGGTCCCTATACGAGTACGCGGACCGCACACGGGCGCAGAGCATCGCTCGCACGGAGGTCCACACGGCGGCGAATCATGGGAAGCTCTTCGGCTACCAGCAAACCGGCGTGGTCCAGAAGAAGGAATGGCTGACGGCCGGGGACGAGCGGGTCCGCGAGACGCACCGGGCGGTGAACGGACAGACGGTGGGCGTCAACGAGGACTTTCATGTGGGCGCGGGCGCAGGTCCGGCGCCTGGACATATCGGCCTCGCGGAAGAGGACATCCAGTGCCGATGCACGATCAACGGTCTGCTCCCCGAGGCTCCCGAGGCTCCGGTGCAGACCCCGAAACCCCCCAAGGCACCCAAGGCCCCGGCGCCCTCCCCGATCGAGGGGAAGCTCAAGTCCCCGATCAAGTCCTTGAAGAGCTTGGGCGGCGGCATGAACGGGAGCTTCCTCGTGACCTTCGAGGATGGGAGCCAAGGGGTTTGGAAGCCAGCGGCCGGGGAAGAGTTCCACTCGAAGGGCGTCAATGGCGCCATCCCGCAGGGATCGTACTACAAGCGCGAGGTGGCAACCTACCAGCTAGCAAAGCACCTGGGGATGGACGATCTGGTTCCGGCAACCGTCGAGCGGACGGTGGACGGCAAGACAGGCTCCATGCAGCTATTTCGTGACCACACGACCGTTGCCGCAAAACTGTGGGGCGGCGGTGCGACGCAGGAACCGTTTGACGGCGAGAAGGACCGCGTGCGGACGGCCTGCTTTGACTTCCTGATCGGCAACCAGGACCGGCACATGGGGAACTGGTTGGTGGGCGACCAGAAGGGCGAGCTTCATCTGATTGACCACGGCTTTACGTTTCCGAAAAATCACTCCTACACCTGGCTCTTCCGCAACCGGAAAATGATCGAGCAGGTCGCGGAGGACGGCTCGGCGATCCCGACCGAGATCCAGGCCTGGGTTTCGAAGTGGCCCGAGATGCGGAAGCTCCTGAAGAAGTCCGGCCTGGAGACCGAGGCCCTACGACTCGTCAAGAAGCGGCTGGACGAACTCGGCAAGCACGACTTTTTCACGGACCTCTGGTACGAGTTCAAGGAGAAGCTCAGAACCACGATGGACGGGGACGACACCGAGGACGAGGAACAGGACCAGGACAAGACTCCGCCGTCCGAGCTTCTGTGAGGGCATCATGGCAAAGCTGACCGTCGAGATCCGAGAACTGAGCGGCAACGGAGAGGACCGGCTGGCGGGGACCCTCACCTGGGACGGCGCCACGCTCCTATTGAACCCCGAGGACTCGCCACTCCTGCGCGGGATTGTCGAACGCATCCCGGCAGGGGTGACGAGCGCCCCGTTTTTCGCCCGGACCGATCCGGCCCGGTGGCTCCAGGAGCTTTATAAGATCCTGAAGTCCCCCTACCTCCGCGCGAGTCGGGCGGTCACGACCCAGTAAAGACGACGCGACTCCGGCGAAGAACCCGGCGGGAATGACCCTGCCGGGTTTTTTGTTTCCGGCCCTGGATGGAGGGAGAGACATGACCAAGCAGAAGCTCGCGGCTTACATCCCGGAGAAGTGGGAGCCCCGCCAGGGCCTCGCGCTGGACGCCCCGATCGGTCTGGTCCGCGCGGTGGGTGACGTGGCGGATCGGGTCCTGGAGTTCATCGGTTCGACCGAGGACGTGGACCGTTACCAGGAGGTCCTGACCGTGGCCGGGTGGAGCCTGGTGAACTTCCGGGCGAACCCCGTCTTCCTCTTCGGACACGACTACAAGCAGCCCGCCATCGGGAAGGCGCTGAAGGTCTGGAAAGACCTGGACAGTGAGACCCGGCGGCTGATGTTCCAGATCAAGTTCGCCTCCCGCGACGAGTACGAGTTCGCCGACACGATCTACAAGCTCTTCACGGGCGGCTACATGCAGGCGACCAGCGTGGGCTTCCTCCCGCTGGAGTGGGCGGACACGCCGGAAGAGGCGAAGGCCGATCCCCGGGTCCCCTGGCGGACCTACAAGAAGCAGGACCTCCTCGAGCTTTCCGCCGTCCCCGTGCCTGCGAATCCCTTCGCCCTCCAGAACGCGCTGGCGCGTGGGGTGATCCAGGAGCCGGACTTCAACCGGCTGCGGGCGCTGGGCGTGCCGGTTGAGCGGGAGGTGATCGACCTAAGCCAGTACCGGAGTACCCCGGCCCCGGCCGAGGCTCCGACGTGCGTGCGGTGCGGCACGAAAACCGGCAGCCTCCAGGACCGGAACACCGAGGGTCTGTGCGAGGACTGCGAGAAGGACCTGGAGATCCTCCGCGAACTCTTCGAGTCGGACATCAAGGGCGCCATCCCCTACAGCGCCCACGGCAAACTGGCTGCGGCGTACCCCGAGGGTGACTCCTGGGATGCCCCCAGGGCTCGCGTCGAGCTTCGCAAGTGGGCCTCGAAGGACGGCAGCGGCGACCCGGCCACGCTGGACTGGCCGAAGTTCCGCAAGGGCTTTGCCTGGTTCGACAGCGGCAACGCCCAGACGCTCGGCGCCTACCTCCTGCCCCATCACCGGATCAAGGGCGGCGAGCTTGCGAGTCACTGGAAGGGGACCGTGGCCTCGATGACGGTCCTGCTCGGCGCACGCGGTGGCGTGAACATCCCGGACAACGACCGGGCGAAGGTCTACGCGCACCTGGCCGCCGAGTACAAGGTCTTCGAGAAGGAGCCGCCGGAGTTCAAGGCATACGTGGACCTGAAGGACATCCTGACCGGCGCGAAGGACCTGGAGACCGCGTGCGCCCTGTACCGCGAAGTCAACGGCATGACGGACGCGATCCCGGCGGAACTGGTCGAGAAGTTTTCGCCGCCCGCCGAGCCATCGGTAGACCCGGCGAACGGGACCGAGGTGGTTCCGGCGGAGCCTGCGGCGGCGGCTGCCGAGCCGAAGCGGACGTGCATCGTCAAGCGAACCGTCGTGGACCCGATCAATCGAAACGGCCAGATCCTAGTCCTGGCCACCGAGCAGTTCTTCAAGGCCCTGGGGGCTGACCAGAACGTCGAGGTGGTCTTCGAGGACAGTGGAGACCTCGAAGCGGCCGTGCTCGACGTGGCCCGCAATTTCGCCAAGCGTCGGGCGTTCGAGGCCCTGCCCCCGGAGCGGCAGGAAGCCATCCGGGCATCGACCCCCGAGGCGGAGATCATCGACCTCTCGCAGCATAACGACCTCCTGGCCCTGGTCCTGGAGAAACTCCTGGGGGAGCCGATCGAGGCACGGGCCGGTGCGGTCCTGAACAAGCGGAACCTCGCCCGGGTGAAGCAGATCATCACCCTGGCCCAGGAGGTCCTGACCGAGGCCGCGCCTCCCGAGGACCAGCCCGCCGAGAGTACGGAACCCGCGAAGGCGACCGAGCCCACGGAGCCCCCGAAGCAGACCGAGGCCCCGGCGCCCGAGAGTCCGGCCGAGAGCGCGTCGGCTCCGGCTGCCCCCTCTGCCGTACCGGAGGATTGCCCCGGAGCGGACGCCCACCAGGCCCCGCCCGAACTGGAAATCGTGGAGGTCCTGGAAGAGCGGCAGGCCTCCGAGCAGCCCGTGGCTCCCGCCCCCGAGGCCCCGGCGCCCGCTGCGGCCGAGGTCAAGGAAGCAACGGAGCTTGAGATTGACATTCTCCTGGACGGCCCGGAACTGCCCGCGCCCGCCCAGCTACCCCAACCCCAGGCTCCCCCGTCGCCATCCGGCCAAGGGGACGTAGTGATCGAACTGGACCCGCAGGCCTTCGGCAAGATGCTCGACTCCGCCTTTCGATCCGCCCTCGGGAGCTTGACCGGCGATGTCCGGTCCATCCGG